AAAAGGCCTTACTAATAGACTTAATGAATATTGGGGGTTAGAAGTAACACTATACTACCCAGGGTTGTATGCAGGAGCTACTGATGTAGTGGGTATTTATGATGGGGCCGAAAGTATAATAGACTTTAAACAAAGTAACAAGCCAAAAAGAAAAGAATGGATAGGTGATTATCTGCTTCAACTTGCCGCATATGCACTAGCACACAATGAAGTGTATGGTACTAATATACAAAAAGGAGTTAATCTTATTTGTACTAAAGACAATTTGTTCCAAGAATTTATATTTGAAGGACAAGAATTTAGACAAGCTAAGTTTAATTGGTTAAGAAGAGTTGATCAGTATTATAACGAAAGGGAAAAAAATAATGAATCTATTCCATCTACACAAGGATCCGAAAATAATAGCTAAATACCACTGCGATAAACACGTAGTTAAAATGGTATTAGAAACTGCACAAATGTTGTGTAGTGCATATAAAAAACATTACGACGATGATTGTGAGTTATATAAAATTGCTCATCCAAAACACCCAATGACTTTATGGGTAGGTCAGGCCCATATGAATTTTAAATTTGCTTTAGATGTATTAGAAGCTTTAGGCGATGAGTATACTTATCGATACGGCAAAGTTCATAACTCAATGCGTATTCATAAATTACTTACGACTAAACATACAAGATGGCATTCTTGGGATGGTTGTTTTACTACTCCACCTCAATGTATGCCAGATCAATATAAAAATGCCGATTATATTACAGCATACAGAAATTATTATAAAGCAGAAAAGAAACCTTTTGCTGTGTACACAAAACGGGATGTTCCAGACTTTATGAAAGACAGAATTGAGACATAATTCTGCCATATTTATGCCACAATTAAAAAATTGTAGGAAACTTCAATCGTCTAAAAACGTTGATTTTAAAGGATTGTCGGAACTTTGCAAAAAAAGTTCCTACACGAATAAGCCGCACTATACAACAATTCTAGTCGATTTTTGGTCAATTGTAGGTATTGTAGGTACTTTTTGGAGGGTAATGAAAAAAAATTTTTTCAAAAAAAAGTACAGACCCCCAAAAGTTCCTACAATTTGGCAAAAATTGCTTAAAAGCGTTGGTATACAATGCTAATTCGTGTAGGAACTTTTTAAAAAAAGTTCCTACAAATTCCACAATCCGCACTAGGAGCCACTTTTTTTTCCTACAATTTTACTAAAAGTTCCTACAATTTGGTCAAAGGGCCGAGTTTGACAGTATCGAACCATAAAATATGGTCAATAGTGTAATTTATAAATTGTGTTATAAATGTGGCATGCCAAAATCTAAAACCAGAAAAAAATCTAAGTATAGATCATTGATGATAGATAAAAAAAGATATTACTTTTATCGTTTGACTTGGTTAGATATCTTAGGTGACACCGGGCACGCAGATACAGAAGAGTTTTTACAAATGAAACCTGCTAAGATGGTTAGTTATGGATATGTATTTGAAAAGACAAAAGAATATATAAAAACTTTTGCAAGTTATGATTCTAAAGAAGGATGTTTTTCTGATAGAAATGTTTTTCCTGCAGGGTGTGTAATAAAATTAGAAAGGATTAATCTGTAGATGCGTCTTCTGATACAATATCTAATTGTTTTGGTAATGTTTTGTCTGATTTTGGCGTTACATTTTTTACTTGTTCTTTAAAATCTTTTACTTCAACACCATCAATAATCGGTGAGTATTGATCTAATACTTCTGCAATTCTTTTATCTAATTCCTCTTCTGATAGATCATCTAGTTTACCTGTTCTAATAATTTTTTGTTCTACATATAACCCGGCTGCTTTACCTCGAGCAACCTCTGCATTAATTGCTGCGGTATAAGATTTATCTTCCAAAGCTTTATTTCTCATTTCACCTAATTGGGCCATATGAGATTCAAAAGTGATGTCATATTTTTTTAATATCTCTTGTCTTAATTCTCCAATGTATTGAACCACTAATGGATATTTTTTTGGATTCTGTAATTCTGATGCAGTAACGTGAGCTCTGTCTTTTTCATAAGCCGCATCGATAGCACATTGTGTTGCCGTTTTTCTGCCTTCATTGTAAACGAGCTCTTGTGCAAATTTCATTTGTTTTGGTGTTAAATGTTTGTGCATTCCCATACCTTGACAATTAACGTAAGAAAGTGTAAAAGTCAATTAGACAATATCTCCGTGTTGTTTGATTAAAAATATGGGGGTCGGCTTACGAAGTGACCTAATCGACGAGAATGTTACGGATACTGGGCCCCTATAGAAATATATGATTAGTTTAAGACACTTCAGACAAGTTTTAGATAAGTTTGTAAAGTCACCTACGGCAGGTGATGCCAGGGTACAAATTGTATTACCCAATGGTGAATTTTATGATGTGAAAGGAATTCAATTAATGGAAAATAAATTAATTGGAGTCAGAGAATCCCACAGATTAGTTATAACAATCAAGCCAGAGACTTGGCGAATGGGTAAAGTTTTAAAGAAATTATAACACCCACACTTACTGTAAATTTATGGCTAAAGACGAGTCTAAATTCTGGCAAGAAGTTAAGAAAAATATCAAGCAAATTTCCTTTACAAGACTTGAGTCTTGGGCCTCTGCTGGTGTGCCAGATCTATTATGTTACAATGAAAAAGGAAAGTTTTTTACTATTGAATTGAAAGTAGAGAAACGTAAGAAACTAACCTTCTCTCCGCATCAAATTGCCTTCCATATCAAGCATCCACACAATACATTTATCTTGGCAAAGGCCCTCGGTCCTTGTGCCTTAAAACTTTACAGAGGATCCGACATTCTAAAACTCGTGAGCCGTGAGCCTGTGACCGTTATTGCTGATAGCTGGACCACGGTTCAGGAACATCTTGTCAATGTGACATAACGCCGCACCCCTGGTGCGTGCTTGCGGGCGGGTCCCACCCACTTTATACTTTTACTAAACTAACTCCGGGTCCTTGGTCGGTGGTTCCGCCTAATACAAGTGTTAACCCTTGCACCATATGCTTTTTCCTCATCACCAAGGACCGGGACTTAGTTTTTAATCTCATACTCTAACCAGCCTGCGGCCGCCTCTACGCCTTTAAGAAAAAAAGCTTTTTGCTCCTCTGTCTCAAACACGTACAGCTTAACTTCATCCTTATCTCGACCCCATGCAATTCGAACTTGTGGCATTAACAATACTCCTTTCTAGGTAGTTCCTTTGGCCCGGATCCATTAAACCAGATCTTAGGCAGCAGGGCACAATCGTACCTCTGCTCGGTTCTAGTTATTTTAGAATGAATCTTTTTAACAAACGCAGCTGCATCCATTCTAGTTTTAAATTTTTTAGGAAAAGCATTCACCTTGCTGCCAGCAGTGTAATACCATCCGCCCTCCTCATATCCACCGAACTCACGGTAGACAGAGTAAATTGATATTTTCCAAAATTTATTCATGCTCCTACAATATCCCAGTTTCCTTGTCCATGCAACATGAAACATGTGCCTGCGACAATTTTGCCCACGGGACAAGCGACAATTTGTCACATTGACATTAATCATGTTGTGTGCTTGTGGGCGGGACCCACCCTTTTTATTTTTTCGCTTGTAGCTTGCAGCTTGTGCCTTTTGCCCACTTGTAGCTTGTTGCTTACCAATTAATAATGCCTGCTATCGTCAAGATAGCTAAGCCTGTGGCTATGATACTAATTTCAAATAATATAGTTTCCATAAATTTTTTAATCATTATATCCTTTCTGTTTTTTATTTTTTCTATTTTCAATTATATTTATAATTTCATTATAATTATAAATTTTATTTTTATACTCAAATTCCAATGGATAGCATTTAAAATGTTTTAAATGGTCTATGACAAAACTTATTAATTCATTTTTCATTTAGTCGTTATCACAAAATTTAATAATATTTTCACAAAATAATTTTAAATTTTTTCTATCATTAGGATTGATTGACTTTATGTTTCCTTCTAATTCAGAAAACATTATTTGTTTATCTAAAAAAGAAAAATTAGGTTTTAAATTTATATTAAAAAACAATTTTCCTTTACTGTCTGATAGATTTATTTTTTTGAGCCCCATTGTTATTTTCCTTTCTGTTTTATTAGTGTTTTAAGTAACTTATATTTTTATATTTACGGCTCCAACATTTACGGCAATCTAAACATTTTCCGCCTTGATTAGGGGCTGGG